CCCGCATGAAAGGTATGAAGAAACGTAACACTAGCTCTAAGACGGCGAATGATCCAAACAGCCGTATAAACAAGAGCTTACGGAAGTGGAATTGCTGAGTGGCGTACCTACAAAGCAACATTCCGTACTTCAAGTGCTGGGTGAGGAAGGAATACACCCATAACCACGAGAAGTACCACGGCGAGTTTATTCACGCTATGGCTATTGCTGTTACGACAATGCCGACCAGATGCCTCAGTTTCCAAGTGATATTTACTGGGGCTGAGACGTACGACGAGGACGATGAGCCTAACGTACACGGAGGTGCTATGTGGGCACGTATGCCGATTACAGCGTTGGTGGGGGATACTCCGTTTGAGGAATGGCCTGAACCAATGCCTGTATGGGCTGCACAGCCTTGGGACTGTTCGTCTAGGGATCATGCGGTGTATACGCTCGACAGAGCTACACCATGCCCTTGGCTGGCAAAGATAGACGGGGAGATGTACCCCGCGAAGTATATGTTCACGGTGGACTATACGAACAATGAGATTGCTGATGATCCTGCACAACACAAGCAGAGTCATGTGATGGAGCTACTGGATGCTGGCCCGTGGACTGGCAATATCGTAGCTCTACCGAATAATAGGGTGCGGGTGACACATCCCGCTTGGTTTGAAACAGGAGAGGGCGCACCAGATTTCCGCCCTTCTCAACACATTCACTACAGCAAGTCTGACTTAGACTACACGCTGGACGTGAATCAAGTATTTGATAACTTGTACGCAGACAAGGAGTAAGGCATGAAGCCGAAGAAGATGTTTTTAGGTGGTTTGTTGGGGCGTAAGACGAAAGACGACGATAAGCCTATGACAATGACCCAGAAGAAAGCTGAAGAAGCGAAGAAACGTGCGAGAGGCGCGCAGATGCGTAGTGAGTCTAAAGCGCGTAGAGGTCGTACAGCTAGTACAACGGCTGTGGGTGGACAACGTAACAAGCAACAGGCTCCTATGGACGCAGAACGCGCAGCTAATATGGCTATGGTCAAGAAAGACAACCCAATGCCTACGCGCCCTTCTGCTACCAGCTTGGCTAACGCGGCTACACCAATGCCTACGCGCCCCGCAAAGCCTCAAAAAGAGCCTACAACTGCACCGCGCCCACCTAAAGCAGAGGCTCCTGCGAAGCCAACAGCTAAGAAGCCACCACGCCCATTACGCGGTACTGTGACTGGTAAAGGCGGACGTAATGTTGGTGAAGGCCGAGATAAGCGTGCCAATGTAACCCGTGAGCAGTTACAAGAGACGGGCATGACCCTACGTCAGTACCTAAACTTCATGGATCGCGAAGGTAAGCGTCCACCTAAGAAGTCTGGAGTGGATAAAGTACCCAGCAAAAGAGACCCACGTAAGAAATACGCTGGTGGCGGCATGATGAAGTCCAAGATGAAAGCCAAGGGCTACAGAGCTGGCGGAAAGACATCGTTCCCTGACTTAAACAAGGACGGTAAGGTCACACAGAAAGACATCTTGATGGGCAGAGGCGTAGTCAAGAAGAAAGCTGGCGGCATGATGAAGTCAAAGGGCTACGCTAAAGGTGGCGCTATGAAGACCAAAGGCTACAAAGCTGGCGGTAAAGTTCGCGGTGCCGGTATCGCTCGTAAGGGTGTACGTCCAGCGAAGATGCGATGAGACGTTACTATAAGTCAGGCGGGAAGATATGTGCGAAGGGAAAGGCTTGGGCCAAACGTACCTTCGACACGTACCCGTCTGCTTATGCGAATATGGCAGCTTCTAAGTATTGCAAAGATCCTAATTATGCAAAGGGTAGCAAGAAGAAGAGTAAGTAATGGGTGATTTGAAGAAATGGCGTGACCAGAAATGGGTTCGTATCGGCACCGATGGCAAGATCAAAGGTGAATGCGGCACGTCTAAAAACAAAAAGAACCCAGATCGTTGCCTACCGTTATCCAAGGCACGGTCTTTAAGCCAATCTGAGCGAGCTACTACGGCACGTAAGAAGAAAAAGGCTGGTGCTAGAGGGCAGCAGGTGGTGTCTAATACCCCTAAAGCCAAGGTTAGAACGGCAAAGGCCGGTGGTCAGATACGCGCAAACCACAGAGGTTGCGGTGCAGTAATGAATAACAGGCGTAAAAAGACCCTGTACGTATAGGAACAGACAATGGCTACATCTGGAACAACTGCATTTGATATGGACTTCACGGAGATCGCTGAAGAGGCGTGGGAACGTGCGGGGCGTGAAATGCGTTCTGGGTACGATCTCCGCACTGCCAGACGCTCTATGAACTTGATGACCATTGAATGGCAAAACCGTGGCATCAATCTGTGGACTATTGATGAAGGTACAGTCACCTTGACCAAGGGTACCAGTCAGTACGACTTGCCAGCAGACACTATAGACCTGCTAGAACAAGTTATACGCACGGACAGTGGAAATGCCACCACACAGCAGGATCTAACGATCAGCCGCATCAGCGTCAGCACCTACGCATCCATACCAAATAAGCTCACACAGGGCAGGCCGAATCAGGTTTATATAGAGCGTCTTAGGGACAACCCCAAAATAAACGTGTGGCCTGTGCCCGACAAAGACAACGAGTACGTATTTAAGTATTACCGTATGCGTCGGATACAAGATGCAGGTAACGGTGTAGAGACTGCGGACATGAACTTCCGTTTCTTGCCCTGTCTAGTATCGGGGCTGGCGTACCACATAGCCATGAAAGATCCAGAGCTTATGCCGCGCATACCCATGCTGAAAGATGTTTACGAAGAGCAGTTTATGTTGGCTGCTGGGGAAGATAGAGACAAAACGGCTGCGCGTTTCGTACCCCGTGTTGGTAGAATCTAACAATGGGTAATCGGTACGCTTCCACTAAACGTGCTATAGCAGAGTGTGACATCTGTGGGTTTCAGTATAGACTACGAGAACTAAAGAACTTAATACGAAAAGGGCAGGACACTAACTTAAAAGCATGTCCTGAGTGTTGGAGTCCAGATCACCCACAGCTCAAACTAGGTGAGACTCCAGTACACGATCCGCAAGCTATAAAAGATCCTCGACCCGATAGGAGCTTAGGCAAGGCAGGGGTTACAAGTAGTAGGCAGATACAGTGGGGGTGGAACCCTGTCGGCGCAGGCAGTGATCCATTCAACTTAACTCCTAACGACTTAGTAGCAACCGGACAAATAGGCACAGTAACAGTAACAACGACCTAGAGGCGTTTATGAAAAAGACCAGCAACATTAAGCCAGTAAAAGACGCACCTAAGCCAGATATGTCTGGCGTTAAAACTACTGGGATAAAAGTACGCGGCACTGGCGCTGCAACTAAAGGTACGATGGCCCGTGGCCCTATGGCGTAAAGTATGAACTACACTGAGCTAAAAACAAACGTTCAGGACATCTGTGAAACATCTTTTACAGATGACCAACTCGCCATGTTCACAGAGCAGGCAGAGCAGAAGATATACAACACGGTGCAGATACCTGCGCTGCGTAAGAACGTGAGCGGCACTATGACGGCTAGCAACACGTATCTATCTACTCCCTCTGACTTCTTGTACGTATACAGCCTTGCGGTTGTAGATGGCAGCGGGAACTTTACGTTCTTACTCAGCAAAGACGTTAACTTTATACGTGAGGCGTACCCCAGTGCTTCTTCTACAGGAACGCCTAAACACTACGCAATCTTTGACGATGACACGCTAATACTTGGCCCAACCCCCGATGCTTCGTACACGACGGAGCTGCATTACGGGTATTACCCGCAGTCTATTGTTACGGCGGGCACTACGTGGCTTGGGGAAGAGTTTGACTCAGCACTGCTAAATGGCACTCTGGTGGAAGCTATACGGTTTATGAAAGGCGAACCGGAAATGGTTGCGCTATATGATAAAATGTACGCTGCATCTATGGCTCTTCTTAAACTGTTAGGCGACGGTAAATTACGTTCAGACGCATATAGATCTGGGCAACCATCCGTCCCTGTTGTATAGGATAGATAATGTTTTTTGAAGCGCCACAGGCAGCGATTGGTAGTATTTTGGTTTCTACTACAGAGCACAAAGGGCACGATCCAGACTTCTGGGCTGAGTCAGCAGCGGATAGGATTGTGAGTGTAGGTGGAAACTGTCATCCTGTAATTGCAGAACAAGCAAACGAATTCAAGAGGGCCGTTAGAGCAACGGTCTTGTTTTACATCAAAGAGGCGATTCGTAGTGACAGAGTTACTCTTGCCGCTGAATTTGAAAACCAAGGCCATGCTGATATGGCGAACATCATAAGGAGTCTATAATGGCTATCACGACTGCAATGTGTACGTCTTTCAAGAAAGAGCTTTTGGAAGCGGTACACAACTTTAAGAACTCTGGCGGAAGCACGTTCAACTTGGCGTTGTACACAAGCAGTGCAACGCTAGGCGCAGCCACCACCGCATACACCACGTCTAATGAGGTGTCAGGTACAAACTACACCGCAAAGGGTGCAGCCCTGACTCGTATAGATCCGTCCACCTCGGGTACAACTGCATTGACGGACTTTGCAGATCTTACGTTTTCTAACGCAACGGTCACTGCTCGTGGTGCGCTTATCTTTAACGATAGCGCGGCAGGCGACCCTGCTGTTTGTGCGTTGGACTTTGGCGGAGACAAGACTTCAACAGCGGGTGACTTTACCATTCAGTTCCCTACTGCGGATGCGTCTAACGCAATTATCCGAATAGCCTAGTACCTAGTACATGGCGATAGTTAACGGCTGGGGTCGCGGTGGCTGGGGTGACCTTGCGTGGGGCGAGGGAAGTGTCCCTGTCACCGTCACAGGCGTTGAGGCGACTGGCGCTGTTACTACGGCTACTGCCTCGGGCGATGCCAACTTTTCTGTCACTGGTGTTTCGGGCACTGGTGCGGTTGGGTCTGTCTCCATTGTCGCAGAAGCAAATGTTACGCCGACAGGTGTGTCGGGCACTGGCGCAGTTACAGTGCCGTTACCCGTATCAAACAACACCCTTCCTGTTACAGGTGTTGAAGGTACGACCCAGCTAGGAGGAGATGTTGCCATCGCGCTGGGCGTAACTGTCCCGGCTTCAGGGGTTAATGCCACATCCGGTATTGGCACGGTTACAACCACAAGTGTCAACGTAATACCGCAAACAGGTGTTGAGGGCACGGGTCAGATTGGATCTCCTTCGTTCTCACTGAGTATTGTTCAGGGAGTGACGGGTGTATCTGGTACTGGCGCTGTTGGAACTATTGACGCTGATCCAGACGCTAACGTAACGGGAGTTGGAGCCACTGGTTCAACTTCAGCGCCAACAGTCACAGCAGGCGCTATAGTAGTTCCTACAGGTGTTGAGGCAACAGGTGCTGTTACAACAGCTACGGTTTCGGGCCTTGCAAACTTTTCTGTTAGCGGAGTCTCTGGCACTGGTCAGTCAAACACCGCGACAGCGATAGGCGGTGCAACAGTCTCTGTTACTGGCGTTGACGCTACGGGATCAGCAGGCACAGCCTCCACGATAAGCAACAATACACTGCCGGTTACAGGTGTTGAGGCCACAGGCCAGATTGGAACTTCTGCGATTCGTCTTAGCATCCGTGCCGATGTTACAGGTGTTGAGGCTACTGGAGGCGTTGGAACTGTTGATGCAGATCCAGACGCTAACCTCACGGGCGTTGAAGGCACAGGTCAAGTTTCGGCTCCAACCGTCTCAGCAGACGCTACAACAAGCGTTACTGGGGTTTTTGCGACAGGAGCTACATCTGCACCTACAGCTACCGGAGGGGCTACAGGGGCTGCTACAGGCGTCTCTGGGACAGGTTCTGTTGGCTCTGTGACCGTAACAGGTAAGGCGTCGGTTTTTCCGACTGGCGTTAGTGCAACAGGTGCAGTGGGCGCAATAAATATATGGGGGCTGGTAGATGACTCACAGACTCCTAACTGGAATAATGTTGGCACAAGCCAAACTCCTAACTGGCAAGAGGTAGCTTAAATGGCAACTTACGTTAATGACCTTCGCTTAAAAGAAATCGCTACTGGCGATGAATCAGGTAGCTGGGGTACCAGTACAAATACAAACCTAGAGCTGATTGGCGAGGCGTTAGGTTACGGTACTCAGGACTGTTTTAGCTCGGATGCAAATGCAACGACAACTGTTGCTGATGGAGCGACTGATCCTGCTAGAGCGATGTATTTCAAAGTTACGTCATCGGCAACGCTGTCAACCACAAGGACTTTGACCATTGCGCCAAACACCATTAGTCGAGTGATGATTATTGAGAATGCCACGACAGGCGGTCGGAGCATTAACATCAGCCAAGGTAGCGGTGCCAATGTTACGATAGCGAATGGATCGGTAAAGATTGTCTACCTAGATGGCGCAGGAAGTGGCGCAGCGGTTGTGGACGCTCTAACGGATCTGGAGCTTGCCGATGTGACCAGTGCGACTATAGCTAGTGCCACCATCACTACCGCAGACATCAATGGTGGAACTGCTGATAATGTTGTCATTGGTGGCAGCACGGCGGCGGCTGGTACGTTTACTGATATTGTATCTAATGGGCAGACTGTGGGTACGCAATCTATTGTTACAGTCAACCCTAGCTCTGCTACCGGGTTTCCTGATGGGCATGTCTGGTACGTCGTCTAATAAACTAGGAAACGCAAGTGGCTATATTCATCAATGACAACGGGACTCTGAGGGAGCTAGACACTACCTCGCAGATTGCCGTCCGTGCTACTGCGAACACGCTCCATCAGGTGAACTTCATCATCGTTAATAACGGCGGTACGTTGGCTACGGTCTGGAACGCTATATACAACACGACTAGAGCAACCGCGACTTCACGCGCTACAGCTACGTCCCGTGCGACTCAGACTATCCAGTCCACTAGTAAGTCAACGACGACTACGTTTAACACCACAACGACATCTGCTACCGCTACGTCTAGGGCTACTACGACTTCGTTCAATACGGCGTTTAACACTACTCAGAGTACGATTACTAGCTTTAATACAGACACTACATTCTCTACTAGTAAAAGCACTACGACTGGCTTTACTACGACGTTCAACACGGCGTTTGCTACGGGGACAAGTAGGACGACCCTGACTAGTTACAACACGACGTTTGGCACAAGTGCAAATACGACTACTACGTTTGGCACGAGTATCAATACAACTACTACGTTTAGCACTAGTGTCAATACAACGACCAGCTTTAACACAAGTGCAAATACGACTACTACGTTTAACACCGCGTTTGCTACAGGGACGAGTAAGGCTACGTTAACTAGTTACAACACGGATTTCGCTACAGCCACGAGCAGAGGGACAAGCCAGAGCACGGTAACGTCGTTCAACACAAGTATACTTACGACTACGACGTTTAACACCGCGTTTGCTACAGCGACGAGTAAGGCTACGCTAACCAGTTTTAACACGGCCTTCGCCACACTCACGAGTATAGGGACGAGTAATGCTACGTTAACGTCGTTCAACACAAGTATAAATACGACCACAAGCTACAACACGCTTATAAGCACTAGTAAAGCTACGACCACTCTGTTTGAGACGGTAGGCACTGACGGTAAGGGCATTTTTACGTCGTTTACTACCAGAAGTACCACTACTACGTTCAATACTGCGTTCGGTACTAGCAAGGCTACATTAACAACTTTTGGAACTAGTAAGAACACAACAACTTCGTTCAACACGGCGTTTAACACTACAACGTCGAGGGGCACAAGTGCAAATACGACTACTACGTTCAACACTACGACTTCAAGGTCTACAAGCAGAAGTACAGCAACAGCTTTCGTAACTAGTAAGAACACAACAACTTCGTTCAACACGACGTTTAACACTATAACGTCGAGCGGGACAAGCAGAAACACAACAACTTCGTTCAACACTACGACTTCAATAGCTACAAGCAGAAGTACGGCAACAACTTTCGTAACTAGTAAGACCACAAACTCAGCGTTCAACACTACTAGGACTACGCTGTCTAGTTTTAACACTACCCGAACAACGGCTACTTCGTTCAATACCAGCCAAGGGACAAGCAAAAACACAACAACGTCGTTTAACACTACGACATCTAGGGCTACAAGCTCTGGCACATCTGCAACTACCACAACGACGTTTAATACAAGCCTAGCTACGGGAACTAGCAACGCCACGACGACAACTTTTTCTACTAGTCGGGGTACGTCGGCTTCGACCACAACAACGTTTAACACGCTGACAGGGTTTGCCACAGCTACAAGCAATGCAACCACAACGACATTCGACACAGCGTTTAACACTACGACGACATTTAATACAACGACGACATTCAATACGACAACTGTTATATTTGAGCGACTAACTGCTACGGGGAACCAAACTGAGGTTGCTTCTGGTAGCGCACATAACGCTAGATATTGGGATGGATCACAGTGGACGGAAGCGTAGAAAAAGAATTAGAGGCTATAAACAAGCGTATAGAAACGATGCTAGACATAGTGCTTGAGCATTTCGGGGATTCAGAAGACAGGTTTGACAGCCTTGAAGAGCAGATAAACGACCTAAAGTCTAGGAAGTGGGTTCCCGAAGATGCCTCTTAAAATCCTTGCTAGGGAAGACGAGCTAGGCAACAACGCATCGCACTTCTTCAAAAGCGGTAACATCCTAAGAAACCCTAAGAACGCGGCTCTTAAGATGCGCGAGATACTGCCCGCAAAGGGGCTATACAAGACAAATCTTGAGTACGATCTTTGGTATGACCTTGGGGGCAGAGATAGGATACATGGGTATGTCTATACCGATATGCTCAGTGACCACCTGTACCTAAAGCCTGCTAACACGTTTTTTGCTAACAAAGCCATGATTGACAGTTTAGGCCAGCCGCCTACTGAAGAAGGCGAAAGGATAGTGGCAAGTCTGGCGAAGGGCGTTTTTGATAAATACCGGCTACGTCCCAGCCAATCCAAGCACGATTTTGTAATCTTCTTGCCGGGAACCAACATCATAGAAGCAGCTATGGATGGAGGTAAGGTGCGTAGAGCAGTAGAGCAGGGAGCCGTGCTGAAGCCGCACCCAATCACTAGCGTATCCTTGATGCAAAGCCTAAAGAACTCTTTTGGCGAGCGTAACGTACTGGGCAAAAAAGAGTCGGGCCACCAGCTACTACAGGATGCTAAGATCGTTGGCTGTTGCGCTAACAGTGAGATGGGTATGGCAGCGATTGCTGCGGATAAAGGGTTTCACTTGTTTACTAGCGACACGGAGCGTCATTTCACTTACAGTAGTATTTACAAAGCCTTGTTACGAGGTGGTAACTATAAAGATAATCTGGTCAGGCTGTTTAGCAGTCCGTTTAGCGGGATAGTTAGTGAGCGAAGCCCAGACAAGATTGATCGTATAGCTGCTTTTTTCAACCAGTTTTCGGAGGTTCGTCACGTTGAACCCAAAAATACTAATTCGTGAAAACGCTTGGAGCGCGATCACAGTAGACTCTATCAAGGCGAACATGCCTGATTGGGAGCCTGTACTGGTGAAACGAGATGCCGCAGGTGTGGTTGCTACTGCGCTTAACAATGCCGATGGTATAACTATGTGCGTCCGAGGTGGTATTGTCTTAGATATAAAAGATGAGGATCTGCCACCTGACGATAGATTTTCAGGGTTCCACATATCTTTGGCTAAACGTGGTGTTTATGTAGATAACCCTAACCACGATCAGATATACAACCTAGCCGGTGCAAATATTACGCATGGTACGTGGGACTTGGATGTCATCATAGTTAACCCTGATATGTGGGATGCCGTTCCAGAGCAAGATGCAGGATCGTTGCGCGGTAAGAAAATATTGAAGATGCCTCGATACATGAATCATCGAGTAGATCGGGTGGCGGAACGAGTGGTACCAGCTTCAGAGTTGGCTCGATATGGTGTTCTTGGGCATGAAGCAAGCGTGCTGAACTACGTCGGTGTACTAACTCATGGCCTTTATGGTGCAGCCAGATACGCCTATGCGTTGGATCGCGTCTCTCCGTTTATAAACAACCTAAGCGAAGAAAAGAAAGCGCAAGCCGAGGCTTACATAGGGCGATGCGCTACACAGTCTAAGTTCATAAAATCTTTAGCGGAGAGTAACTAATGGCACTGGTGCGTACACGCATATTTTCTATTGTAGACGCTGAGTTTGATCGTGTGTTCGATGGCTCGCTAGCTATTATGACCGACCCGACTACAGGCACATACCCTTTCGCCGAACTTGGATTGACAACATACGACACGCAAAAGGCACACATCCGCAAAATGTGCCAGCGCCGGATTGATGAACCAAATGCTTTCTGCTTCAAGACAGAAGATAACGGGCTGGTTTTAACTATGGTTTTTGGCACAGCCGCAAATAGCCAGTTAGAACTGTACTATTGGCTTGGTGCAGACGATGCCGATGGCAGCAGAAGTTATGTCTACGACAAGGCAAACGTGCTTTCTTTCCACACATGGTTGAAGGAACAAGGCATAACTACAATAAGAAGTCACATAAACGAGATAGGGACTCGTCTTAGGGACTTCACAGATGATGGTGCTACCAGAATCCAAGCAGAAGCGGGTGACTGGGGAATATCAGAAATAGATCCCTACGATGGTACCGATAGCCCTAGCGGGCAGGAGTCTCGTAACTTCAGAAAGCTAACAATGAACAGTAACGCAAACATAACTATAGATAGTGACTAAAGGAAAGACTATGAACGCAGAAATCGAAATTGAAACCGTAACCGTAAACGGTAAGGAATACCGTCTGGACTCGTTGCCCAACAGCGCAAAAGAACTCTTTGCTTTGCATGTAGAAGCAGAACAGTTACGAGACGCTGCGGCTAGGCAGGTAGCTATATACACAGCATCTCTTAACACCATTGCAGAAAAGTTTATTGACGAGGTAGTCACTAATGTATCTGATGGTGATACTGATGACCCTGATGGCGGTACTGTCACCCCAATAAGGCAATAGTGACGTGGACGTTGGATCTGTCGGAGGCGTATCTCAGGTTAGCTGGAAGCAGGTAGCTGTTCAGAAGCAGGAAGTCTTGAGAACCGGCGGTGACGGTGAGTTGGTTCGGGAAGCGATAGAAACCATCATGCCTACGGTTTACACCATGAAGGATGGCAAGATAACCGTAGAACAACTAGCTCCATCGCGTTCAGTAGACTTGATGGTATGACCGATGAGGAGTCAGACTTCTGGCGAGAAGAGTCCTCGGATTCGCGGCTAGAAATATTGGTATTCTTATGTCAGATAGCTTTGATAATGATTTTGGTAGGATTAGTGAGGCCGTTAGAGGGGCCATTGAAGAAGCTCAAAACCAAGGCTTTGTCACTGTTGTAATATCCGGGGTTGTTGGTGCTGTTTGGTGGCAGGCGGTTGCGGAGATGCTTAGTCAAACTAGGCAAGATTTATACAAAGGAAGATCTTAATGACCCCTACTGAAAAAGCTATAGCAAAGATTGAAGCCCACGAGCGTGAATGCGCTATCCGCATGGAATCCATCAACACTAGGCTTGAACAGGGCGACAAGCGGTTTGATCGTCTCGAAATGATGATCTGGGGGGTCTACGTAACAGTTATTGTAGCAGTCGCGCTGCCACAATTTATGAGGTGAGCCATGATTATTGAATCTGTTGCCGCCGCTGGAATGCTGCTCCAGCAGATCAATGCTGTAATTCAAAATGTAAACGAAGGCAAGGCCAACGTCGATCAGGCTATGGCCTTGGTGTCTGACTTTGGAGAGGCGCTTAACGTATTTGAGGTTGAGCGCAAGACATCAACCTTCAGTCCTATGAGCAAGAACGACCTCTTGAAGCTACAGATGCTTCGTCGCAGCCAAGAGCGTTATCAAAAAGATCTACGAGATCTCCTGCTCGTGGCAGACCCGAAGCTCTTGGCAGATTATGACGCCGCTATAATGCAGCAGGAAAGAGACAGGAAGGCTCATCAGGCTATGCTAAACAAGAAACGCAAGGAACGAGAAGTGCTGATACATAACATCCTTGTCGGAGGCGTGTCCTTAGTCATTGGCGGCGGTGTAGCCATCGGTATGATTTACTTAATTATCAAAGCGTTTGGGCCATAGTTATGAACGCAAAGCGGCTAGAAGAAGGTAGTGCGTACGCCGAATACGATGCGGACGGCGATGGAATCGTTACCGACGAGGAGTTACAGACTAGTAAGGAACTGCAAGAGCTACATCTACAGCATGAACGTGCGGATGCTCAACGAGCTATGTCATGGTTTGCCTTGTGGGGCATGTTGCTCTACCCCAGCTTGGTTGTGGCATCGGAGCTTTTTGGTCTTTCTCAAGCCGCGACAATATTGGGTGATATGGCCGCAGTCTACTTCGTTTCCGTTGCGGGTATACTTGCAGCGTTCTTTGGGGCACAGGCGTGGTCGAATAGGAAATAATATATTATGAGTTTAGTTGCACAGTTAGTAGGGCCGGTTACAGGGCTACTTGATAAGTTCATCGAGGACAAGGATCAGAAGAATGCCTTGGCCCATGAGATTGCTACGATGTCGGAGCGCCACGCTCACGAAGCCCTCAAGGGTCAGCTTGAAATCAACAAGATGGAAGCTGCACATAAGTCGTTATTTGTTGCTGGATGGCGGCCTGCTATCGGCTGGATCTGTGCTCTGGGGTTGCTGTATAACACTATTATTGCCAACATAATCAGCATCTGGGTAGAGGTGCCTGAAGTAGATACAACGCTG